CTATTTGTTAAAAGGCACCTTTATTTTTTCAATTTCTTTACGCAGATCGTCAACAGTCCGGTGTCCGTAAATGCCATTGGTAATATCTGCTCCAAATGAATGTCCAAGCATTCGTTTACGATCGTTTTCATTTACTTTATATTTTTCACACAATACGGAAAAGGTGTGGCGGCAATCATGAGGGGTGTGCTTTTCTCCGGTTGGTGCAGTGGATATACCAAGGGATTCTAATTTTTCATACATTTGTTTTCTAAACATAGGTGTTGTGCAGCCAAGCATATTTTTTTGTGGGCGGTGAGTAACCATATCATAGATTTGCGAATAAATCGGAACGTCACGATCTTTACCATATCTTGTTTTGATCCCTCCGTGAAAATACTTTTCTTCCAGATTTACATCCAATTTCACAATTTCTGTAATTCGAAAACCGGAGTAGCACATGATCAGGATCATTTCTACAATGGGATTCGTCTTATTATTCCAAAGAATCTGCAGCTCATCATGAGTAAATGGCACTCCGTGCTCGTCATCGTCTGATATAGGGATAAAAAGAGATGCAGAGTAATCTTTATCCACTATGTCATATTTAATTGCGTATGCGTACATCTGATGCATCAGAGACACTATCAATTCCTGCGAGGAATGTTTCAGTGTACAATCATTAAGAATGTCCTGCATATCTTTATATCTGATCTGACCGAATTGCATATTATGAAGAGTGGAAGAGTTCCTAAACGCTGCCTGTGATGAGTACATGGAGGCAGTTTTCTTTCCTTCCTTTAGCTGATTTCGGTATTTCTCTTTATAAAATCCTTCATAGACTTCTTTAAATGTCGGTGTACGATCAATATAAATGCCGGTCTGAATCTTGATTTTACCCTCGTTTTCCAGTTTCCGTGCCGCCAATATCTCATATCCCTCATCCCATGTCTCAACGTAGGCGAGTGCCTGAGGTGTGACAGGTCCGGTTGCTGTGTACTGCGTGACTGGGGGATAGACTCCGTAAGGTTTATAGCGTCCTTTGCCGAGATATTTGATTGATCCAAAGCCATTTGGGAGTTTGGGGTGTTTCTTTCTTCGTGCCATAGTATCATTCCTTTCTATTTTTGGGTATAAAAATAACAGCCAGCAGAGAACGGGTGTTCCGCTTGCGTTTGGCTGCTCCGAAAGGTATAATATGCTTTGTGTAAGATATTGCTTTCCGGAGCAATGTGTTTGCCGCTCTGGTGTTGGTAGCACTGGGGCGGTTTTTATTTATCAAAATTCATATGGCACAAAATAGTTATTCAATCACGTTATAATATGAGTAGTTATTATAACGGAGGTGTGCCAATGATAAATAAACAGTATAATCCGATTAACTGGTCTGACTACGATCCACATAATGAAACATGTATGGATATAAATGATTCTTATTTTACAGCTGAATTGCCGGAGGATGAACGGCAATTATGTATTTTCTAATTACTCATAGAACAATTTACGTATAGTTTGTAACTATCTGGTATAATAGTGTTGTTGTTTACATCTTTTGGAAAGTAAAATTTTAATTCATCAGATGTGCCAATAAATTTTGTATCGGCATAATTAGCATTGTATCCAATAGGAGTATTATTTTTATAAAAAACTATTGCAACGTAAGTAAACTCTGAATGTGGATTTGATTCATTTTTTGCAGTTGTAAGTATATAAGAAGAATATTCTTTTGAAGTCGTGCTTATTGCATTTGCATTTCCAAAACGAAAAGGTTTTGAAACCTTAAAGTCAATTACATAATTTTCGGTTGGCGGTCCAGATAAAAAGAGGGCGCATTCACTGCCATTTTCAAAACGATAATTATGTGTATCCGAATCATCAGAAGAAATACCTATTAATTCGTTAGAAGAATTATAAAAGGAGCACTTGGTTTCTAAACAAATAGGACTATGATAGTTATTTTTTACAATAATAAGAACACCAGATTGGTCATGGTTATTTATGATATAACTATTATATGATAATAGTGATTCTGCGTATTCATAATCCATAAGCACGTCAACAATGCAAGTATCTGTATAATTACCACAAGTGGCAGTTATTTTAACAGTTCCTGGCTTGATTCCATGAACAAGACCAGAACTCGATACGGTTGCAATTGAGTTGTCTGAGCTTTTCCAAGAAATGGTTTTGTTAGTTGCATTTGACGGTGAAATAGTATAATCGATTGAGCTGTAGTCATTCTCTACGACGGAAAGGCAACTATCGATTTTAAATGTGGAAATTGGGACGGTTGAGGCAGAAACGATAACACTACAGGTATACTTTTTCTTATTTATCTTGGCAGTTATTATGCATTTCCCAGCTTTTTTCCCTTTGACAAGTCCTTTTGAATTGACAGTTGCGATGTTTTTATTACTACTTGACCATGTGATTTTTTGCTTAGTACCTTTAAGCTTTAATGTATATGAGCTTCCAACTTTTATTTTAATGGATTTTTTGTTGATAGTTGGTGTTTCTACTGATAGTTTGCATTTTAATGTATTTTTACCCACTTTGGCAGTAATATTACAAACACCTTTTGATTTAGCAACGATTTTACCTTTTGAATTGACATTTGCTACTTTTTTGTTGGAACTAGACCACTTTACTTTGGTTTTGGTTCCAGATACTTTTAATGTTAATGTTTGCCCTTTTATAAGTGTTGCTGTTTTCTTATTTAGTTTTGGTTTGGTTGCGGCTTCAACACTGATGATATCATCGCTAAAAGGCAAGATGCTAGGTACAGAAAATACAAGTAAGAATACAACTAATAATGAGAAACAAATTTTTTTGAAATTTTTCATCACTTAACTCCCTTTCTTATAATCGATTTATATTAATTCCATAACTCCAATATTAGGCTGGAAAAATACAACGTAATTGTCAACCTGTGTGCATACACCGTATTTATTTGTGTAGTATGTTAGGCTGTCATTTAAAAACTCTTCGGTAACTCCAAGATATTCTGCCGTTTCAAATAGGTTTTGACAGTTGTGTAAATATGCATCAATGATACCACGCAAACCGACTTGGTTGTTGTATGCCCAGATTCTACCGCGTAATTCCTGCTTGCGATTCTCAGCACTGGACTGGTCAATGATTTCACCGACAGCAGTGTAGTGATGTCCAAGCTCTTCGGCAAGGACACATGCTTTTTCGGTAGAATTTTTAAGATTTTTACTCAATGCGATCGTATTATTACAATACAGACCGCTGATCCGATCGCTTTTAAAAGAATGATTATCTATAATTTCTATACCATCCTTGCAGGCTTCGTCTTGCAATTCTTCATATGTATTCAATTAAAACACCTCCCGCTCCAGTATATTCTTATAGGTGTCCTGAAATCTGGACAACTACTTTCTTTTGGTTTTTACAAATTCAGCAAATGCTTTTATTTCGTCAAGTTCTTCCTCAGTATACTCGTCACCGTCGAAGTGGGCGGCAATGGTTAATGGTTCTTCATCTGGTTCATCCCAACCCATAAGTTCTCGGGGAGATACTTTTAATGCTTTTGCAAATTCTCGTATTTTTGACTCTGCGAGGTCGACCTCTCCTTTTTCGATTTTGGCAATGGATGATCTGTCTTTATATCCAGTTAATTCTGCCAATGTATCTTGAGACATTTTTAATTCAGTCCTTTTTGATTTTATGTTTTTATATAGCGGTAACATAAGCAGAACTCCTTTCATTAATTAATTTGTATTATCATAATACCACTTTGTGTAAAATAATTCAACAAAATTATTAAAAAGTGTTGACATAAATTCACATCAATGATATAGTGAATTTAGTTCACGGAAAGGAGGCGATAAAGAAGTGGCGAATGTAGAACTGCTCAAAGAGAAAATAAGTAATTCTGGAATGACAGTTACAGCAATAGCTGATAAATCAGGTATATTGCGTGAAACTCTCTATAACAGAATGAAAAGTGGTAATTTTTATGCATCTGAAATTACTGCATTAACAAGGGTATTGCATCTCACCCGGAAAGAACGAGATGAAATTTTTTTGCCTTAATAAGTGAATTAAATTCACAAAAAAGAAAGAAGGGCGATGGGAAGTGACGGAGATAGAAAAGTTATCACAAGTAAAATTCAATAATATGCATCGGGCATATTGCGAAGCAAAAAAGAATGATTGTCCAAATTGTCCTCTTAGAGTGTACTGCTTTATTTCACCGAGAGAACGAACAGACCAACTGATGATAGACGTTATTCAATTTATGTTGGAGGAATTAAATCCGGATGTTGATGTGAATACGTTACCAGATTTTTACACGAGTGTGAAAATGGTTTGCCCGGCAGAAATACATTTTAAAGGGGCAGTAGGATATGAGCAGATCTTTAAAAGTGGAGCAAAATCATAAACCCACCGATGGAAAGCTATTTAATAGTTACTTAAGTAAGGACATTCATCAGTATTATTTTCCATTCCGTTGCACCGGAATTTAGGCGAACTGTCCTTTAATGAACAAGTTGAGTATTTCCAAACGGGTTTTCCGCTTGATAACTCATAGTAATCAGTAATGGTTGTTAGTTGCTTTGCATAGCGGTAGCAAGAAAAAGTATGTTTTTCTGTTTTCATAATCCCCCATTCTCGGTGGGTAAAGATATTTTAACATAAAAAACATACAGATTCCAAGAATAGGAATAGTTAAAGAAGAGAGATAAGAAGAGTGAAAGAAGTAGATGAACTTATTAAAAAACTTGCAATTCATATCAGTGAAATTATTTCATCTGGTAAAGAGCGAGAGGGAGAAGTTTCAGATAAGACAAAGGCTCTCGCAGCGTTGATATCTGTAAGAGCCGAGTTTCCGGTAAACGAAGCAGAAATAAAAAACGATTTGAAGTCTACTGAGGAGTTAGCAGATATCGTCTTAGAGCATCTTCGGAATATTCCAGAATGCCAGAAGAGCATAGAGTTGTCATCGTCTGAGCTATTCCGAGATAAACAGACACCTTAATGGCATTGGTCAAAAGCAATGCTTCATCTTCGGTAATTTGACGATCTAAACCACCAGCTAGCATTTCGAGGATTGGCTGTAAATTGTTCTTGATTAAATTGTCGGAAGTTTTCATTGCGTACTGAATTATTAAGTCATCCATAGTAATAAATCTCCTTTGGGATTGATACTCGGACGCGGCAACGTCCTGTGAGGAGATTGTACCACAGATGGAGAAATAAAGAAATGTAACGAGAAAGGAGAAATATGAGCGAAGCAGAAGAGTTAGAAAAACTGTGTAAGCCGGTAGTCGACTGGTTGAAAAAGAACCATGATCCGCATACCGAGTTACATATAACCGTAGATCACATTGATCTGATGGAGAGTGTGATCGGGATTCCGGTAGAAGGGAAGTGAGGCATTGACAAAAGAAAAAAGCGAAAAATGTCAGCGAGTCAGTGTTGCTGATGCTGCTAAAGAAATCGGATGCCATCCTGAATATCTTAGAAGAAAGATGGCAGCAAAGGACTGGGACTTAGGCAGAGTTGTCACACCGAAGAATAAGGGCGGACAGCATGAATACTTTATTTTCCGGACAAAGTTGGATAAGTTCCTTGGAATAGAAAGAAGGGAAGAGTCGGAAAACAATGAGAAGGTTATCTAAAATCATCATGGCAACCGGCGGGGTTATATCAATGCTTGCCATGTGCTGTCTCGACAGCGACGGAGTGTATATGTACTACGCCGGAGCAGTCTGTATCCTTGGTGGATTTATCGCCGGAGCTGGATACGGGTTGAGAGTTCTGTCGGAGCGCAGAAGAGAGATGCAGATCGAGATGTTTTATTTTCATCAAGCGGACAAGCTGGATGGGGATATGGAGTTTATTGGAATTGAGGAGGTGGGAAAGTGACAGAACAGGAAAAACAGGAGATTGTTTCCGAAGTTGAAAAACAGATTTTAGAAAAGATGAAAGGAACTGTCATTCGTGAGGATACACACTCAGTTTTAAAAGAGCCGCGTTCTAAGTGGTTTACCAGTACATCCTGCAATCAAGAATCTATTATGTACAAACTCTTTGGCACATATATTTATTGGAGCGTTTGGGAAATGATTCGTAAACTTACATGTTACATATGCGGAACAAGCTATGTAAGAAATCTTTCGGGCAATGAGATGGCTAACGAAGTTGCAGAAAAATTGTGTCAACTTGTATTTGAACTAAGAACGGAGTACTTGGAACATGAAAAAGAAAAATAGCACCCTGAACTTTGGCGAGGACAGGTGCTATTTCAATCGTGGAAATACCTAGTATTTCTGCGTTTATTGTAACACTGAAATTGAGGTTGTGTCAATGTATGAGAAACAATGCAAACGCTGTGGCTGTTCCATGGATCCGGGCGAAGGTCGTAACGGAGTGTGTGATGACTGCGTAACCGGGGAGACAGAACGGCAGAAGCGCGAAAAACAGATGGAGCGGATGGTCCGGGCAACGGATTGGACGCAGATGGAAATGGAGGAATTTATAAGTGTCAAAAATTAAGTTGTGCAGTAAGGATGAGGAAAATCTTATTGAAGAGTTGCAGCATTTGAGTGAGGTTTTAGAAGAAATCGGCGTTGAGGGAGTGGCAGCGATTGTCTGTACATCCAACGGAGATATAAGAAGCAGGTTTTGTCTCAATACTGAGACAGAATTATCCATCATGATTGAGAACGATGGGGACAAAGTGACAAGAGAATACAGATATTAAAGGAGATCAAGCATGAGTAATATTACAAAAATTAAAATCAAAAATCTTTTCGGAATCAGAGAGTATGAGGCAGATGGAAGTTCTTTGGAGCTGTCCGGTAAAAATGGTACAGGCAAGAGTTCTGTGCTGGATGCAATTAAGTACGCGCTTACCAATAAGAGTGATCGCGACTATATCGTACATAAGGGAGAGAACGAGGGCGAGATTATCGTTGAAACGGATACCGGACTTTCCATTGATCGTAAGGTCAGAATAGGAAAGGCACCTTATAAGTCAGTGAAAAGAGATGGTTTAGAGGTAGGAAGTCCAGAAGCGTTTTTAAAGGAATTATTCACGCCGTTGCAGTTGAATCCTATCGAGTTTATGAACATGGATAAAAAGCAGCAGAATGCGATCATCCTTGATATGATTGAGTATCCATGGGATATGAACAAAATCAAGGAGTGGTTCGGGGAGATTCCGGCGTGGGTTTCTTACGATCAGAACATTCTTTCTGTGCTGAATGATATTCAGGCAGAGAACGGCGATTATTATCAGAACCGCCGTAATATTGACCGCGATATCAGAAATAAAAAAGCTTTTGTGGAAGAGATCGCAAATGGTATCCCAGTTGGATATGACGTTGAAAAATGGGAACAGGCAAGCGCCGGAGATATTTATCGTCAGATCGAGCGTATGCAGAAAGAAAATCAGACCATCGAGAGAGCAAAACTGTTGAGAGACAGTCGCGATAGTAAGATTAGAAAGTTTGATGCTGATCGTGAGATTGAGATCACAGCACTGGATCGTGAAATTGCTAACCGTGCAAACCAGATTGATAAATCCATTGCATCTTTAAATGAACAGATTAGAGCTTATGAGACGGAAAAAGAACAGCTTGCATCTAAGAAATCAGATAAGTTGGAAGTCATCGAACAGACTTACAAAGCGAATGTGGCACGTTTTGATGCAGAGATCGCCGAGTATGCAGAATATGCAGACAAGCAGCCACAGGATGTGACAGCATTGCAGGAGCAGGCACAGGAGATTGAAAAAATGCAGTCTCATATCAATGAATATAAAAGAATGCTCCGACTGCAGAGTGAAATCGAGGAAATGCAGGCACAGTCACAGGAGCTTACAGATAAGATTGAAAAAGCGAGAACGCTTCCGGGAGAAATCCTTACGAACTGTACGATTCCGATCGCTGGTCTGACGGTAGAAAATGGAACGCCATTGATTAACGGTCTGCCGGTATCGAACCTGTCAGAGGGAGAAAAACTGGATCTCTGCATTGATGTGGCAATTCAGAACCCGAACGGTTTAAATATCATCCTGATCGATGGAGTGGAGAAACTTGCAACAGATCTGCGTGAAAAACTGTATCAGAAATGCAAAAACAAAGGGTTGCAGTTTATTGCGACCAGAACAACAGATGATGACACAATGACGGTAGTTACATTATAGGAGGTATGGCATGGATAATATGGTATCAGTAGGGCAGCAGACGGCAGTTGCACCTAAGACATCACAGACAGAAATGATGGTAAACAGACAGACACAGGAAGTTCAGGGCGCCATCTTTATGGCTAAGAAGTTTCCCAGAGATGAATATGAAGCAATAGAAAAGATAAGAAGGAGTTGTCAGAGAGCCACGTTAGCAGAACAGGCAATTTATTCATATCCAAGAGGCGGGCAGAATGTCAGCGGACCATCGGTCCGTCTGGCGGAGTCATTAGCTCAGAACTGGGGAAACATCGACTATGGAATTATCGAGTTAGAGCAGAAAGACGGAAAATCAGAAATGATGGCATATGCGTGGGATTTAGAGACAAATACCCGTGTGACAAAGATTTTCGGTGTTGAGCATAAAAGAGATACAAGAAATGGATCGTATGCGCTTACTGACAGCAGGGATATTTATGAGGCTACCGCAAACTTCGGTGCAAGAAGAATGAGAGCCTGCATACTTGGAGTTATTCCGGGAGACGTTGTAGATATGGCTGTTAATGAATGTAAAGAAACACAGAAAAAAAGCTATGGAGAACTTCCGAGCCAGGAGAAGATCAACAAGATTGAAAAGCTGTTTAAAAAAGATTTTGGAGTTACAAAAGAACAGATCGAAAAATATGCAGGACGGAACATGGGAGATTTTGGTGCTGACGAGTGTACCGACTTATGGGGAGTATACACAGCTTTGAAAAACGGACAGGCAAAGGTAGAGGATTATTTCCCTGTTGAAAAAGAAGTGCCAGATCCATTCGCAGATTCCAGACAGGCACAAATCGCAAAAGAAGCATCGGAGGTATTTGATAATGTTATTAACGAGTGAGAATTATTACAGCCGTGAGGCAAATGAAGAGTATTTATCTGTCAGCCAGTATAAAGATTTTATGGGTACATACGGCAAGCCCGGCTGTGAAGAATATGCCCTTGCAAAGTTAAATGGTACATGGGTGGAAAATATGGAAGATTCACCTGCACTTATGATGGGGTCTTATGTAGATGCACACTTCGAAGGAACGCTTGATTTGTTCAAAGCGCAGCACTCATGCATGTTTAAAAAGGATGGAAATCTGAAAGCTGATTATATAAAAGCAAATGAGATGATTAACAGATGTGAAAGGGATGCACTGTTTATGCAGTACATGAGTGGCGAAAAACAGGTCATCATGACAGCGGATATGTTTGGTGCAAAGTGGAAAATCAAAATTGACAGTTACCATCCAGGCAAATGCATTGTGGATCTGAAAACCTGTCAGGGTATAAAAAAGATTTTCCCACATCATGATATCGGATTTCTTAACTTTCTTGGAGAATGGGGTTATTACATTCAGGGAGCAGTGTATCAGAAAGTTGTTGAGATCAATACAGGGAAGAAACTTCCATTTTTTATTGCTGCTATTTCAAAAGAGAAAGTGGCAGATATAGAACTCATTGCAGTAGAACAAAGTCTTTTAGATGAAGCACTCACGGAGGTAGAGCACAATACGCCGGCAATTCTTATGTTGAAAAATGGAGAGACAAAACCGATTCGTTGTGAAGTATGCGATTATTGTAAGGCTACAAAGGTGCTGACAAAACCTATCTGGTCAAGTGAATTGATCGGGGAGGTGTAAATGAAAGATTCTATTGTTGTTGATATGAGTTATGCCGGATATGACATGATCGACGGCACGCCGAACGTGCACAGGCATCATATCTTTGAGGGGACAGCGAACCGCCGGTTATCGGACGAAGATGGTTTGTGGGTGCCGTTATCCTATGAGCATCATGAGGGGAACATGAGCGTGCACCGTAATAAGGAAATGAGTGTGTTGATGCACATCATCGGTCAGCTTGCGTGGGAAAAGCACTATATCGTAGAACATGAGGATGTGAACGAGGATGATGCCAGGGACACATTTCGGAAGAGATATGGAAAAAGTTATTTGTAGGGTTGAAACACCTTAAGAAACAGTTCATGCAGAATAATATATCGCAGTATTATTGAGAGCCATGATCTCCGGTGCCTATGGGTGCCGGAGGGAAAGGAGAAGATATTGAATCAGTTAGAGATTTTTAAGAATAGAGAGTTTGGAGAGATCCGAACAGTAACGGTAGATGGAGAACCGTGGTTTGTTGCGAAAGACATTGCGGAAATTTTGCAATATACAAATACACAAAAAGCCATCAGAGATCATGTTGACGAAGAGGATAAGCTGACCGAACGAATCGTTCTGTCAGGTCAAAACCGGGAAGTTATTTGTATTAATGAATCGGGACTTTACAGTTTGATTCTTTCAAGCAAAATGCCAGGAGCAAAGCGTTTCAAACGTTGGGTGACATCGGAAGTGCTGCCACAGATCAGAAGAACCGGCACCTATCAAAAACCGCTGACACCACAGGAAATGATGCGTGTACAGCTTGGTATGATCGATGGACATGAAGAGAGAATCACACATCTTGAAAATACTATGACCATTGATTATGAACAGCAGCAGGAATTAAAGAAAACTGTAAATAAAAGAGTGATTGAGGTTCTTGGTGGTAAAAAAGCACTGGCGTATAAGGAAATGAGCAAAAAGGTGTTTTCTGAGTGTAATCATGATATTCAGGATTATTTCAGAGTCAATTCCAGAAACAATATTCCAACCAAGAGATACCAGGAAGCTGTTGAATATGTCGAAGGATGGAATCCAAGTAATAATACAATCCTTGAAATAAGAAGCTGTAATGTGGGAATGGGTGGTGTCAATGGAGTATAAATTTACGATTCCCGGACGGTTGGATGGCCTGAATGATTACACAGCCGCCAACCGGACGAATCCCCGCAAGGGCGGACGGATGAAAAAGAAAAGCGAGGATTCTATCATCTGGTATATAAGGCAGCAACTTCCCGGTGTACATATTACGGATCCGGTTCTGATCTACTATCAGTTTTATGAAAAAGACCGTCGCAGGGATAATGATAACATTTTGTCCTGCGCCGCCAAGTTCGTGCAGGACAGCTTGAAAAAAGCATGGGTAATCAAAGATGATGGTCAGAAATATATACCGCATTTTTACTTTGATACGGACGTGGATAAGGACAATCCAAGAATTGAAGTGACCATTACGGAACTTACACAGGCGCAGGCAAAAATGTCACTGAGAGAGCTTCTTAAGGACTTGGAAACGGGGTGATGTCTTGACGGATGAAAAGAGCAGCTTTGTCCTGTATGCGGAGTATCTGGAACATATAAAACTGCTTACGATGGAACAGCGAGGAGCACTCCTGACGGCAGTATTGTGTTACGCGTCAGGGGATGAACTCCCAGAGATGGACGGCATGACAAATATGGCATTCAGCTTTATCAAATCAAGGATAGATCGTGACACTGCCGCATATTTAGAGAAGATTGAGAAACGTCGGGAAGCCGGAAAACTTGGCGGCAGACCAAAAACAAAAGATATTTCACAAAAACAAGAGAAAGCAAAAAAAGCAAATGGTTTTTCTGAAAAGCAAAATAACCCTGTTACTGATAATGTTAATGTTACTGTAAATGTTAATGATAATAATAAAAATACTTTGGCGGATGCCAAAGCGTTGTTCGAACGTCTGTGGAAAGCATATCCGAACAAAAAAGGCAAAGGACAGGTATCGGATACCCAAAAGAAACGGCTACTTGCAATCGGGGAAGATAGGCTTGTTAAAGCGATTGACCGCTACAGTCTTGAATTGCAGAAGGACGCCGACTGGAGGAAAGCACAGTACGGGAGCACATTTTTTAACAGTGGCTATGTAGATTATCTGGATGAGAACTATGTGCCTGGCAAAGTGACAGAGCATAAGGGCAAAAGCAATGCTTTTAGTAATATCAATCATCGTCAGTATGACTATGATGAATTAGAAAAACAGGTGCTAAATTCACAACCGGGAGGTGGTTGAAGTGAATATGACGGAGGGAGAAATTTGCAGGCAGTACCGCAGCGCAAAGGACAGAGCAAGCCAGTTGCAGATTTTAGCAGATTTAAATTGTGTGCCGCGATTGGAGATCATTAAGATCCTGATGCATAACGGTGAACAGGTGCGGTTGCCACTTGCGGCAAAAGGTAAGAAAAGAACAACGGAGCTGACGGACGAAGAGTACACGGCGGCACTGTTTAGACGGTTGGATGTACTTAATCGGGAAATCTCTAAAAGAGAAAGAGAGTACCGGGAGATTGTGGCTGTGATAGGAGGGCGGAGTAATGCATAGAGACATCAAAGAACGTAATAGAGCCATTAAATCGCTGACGGACAAGCAAACGAGAATACCGAAGCATCCAAACCCGGATGCATTGAGAGATTTTAAGGAAGTACCGTATCAGTTGCGGTACGGGAAGGAGAAGAAGGATGCTGAATAGAGAAAAATATGCGGAAGAGATTTTAAATATTGCATGTGATGGAGGCAATATTGCGTTAATTAATGGAAAACTGGAAAAATGCATGGGAGTCTGCGATAAATGCGATTTTTGCGTTAATGACATTAGAAATGCTGGTCGTTGCAGAGAAAAAGCAAAAGAATGGGCGAACAGCCAGTATGTTGATTGGAGCGAAGTTCCAGTCGATACACCGATTTTGGTCAGAGATTCTGAACTTTTTGCGTGGAGCAAAGAACATTTTGCAAAATATGAAGATGAAACGGTTTATACATGGGATTACGGAAAAACGTCATGGAGCACATACGACGGTAAAATGAGTAGCTATAAATATGCTATGTTGCCGGAAAGCGAGGATCAGAATGAAAATAAGCAGGATTAAAAACCGGATATCTGAGGCAGCAACAGAAGCCTGCGGGTATTCTCCACTAACAAAAGTGGTTTCGGAGGAAGAAATCAACAGGATTTTGGAGCAGGAAAGCGGATGGATTCCAGTAGATGAGCAGATTCCTAATACTGATAAATATATCCTGGTATCGTTTGAAAACTTTACTATTCCAGATATCGGAAGATATGAAACTGATGAAGATGGTAACGGTGCGTTTTATCCGGGGGATGATGACAAAAGCTATGCAAAATATGGATTATTTGTAAATGCTTGGATGCCACTGCCGGAGTCGTACAGCACAGATGCAGAAAAGCCACATATTGAAAAGCCACAGACCAATGCAGACCGGATCAGGAGCATGACGGATGATGAACTTTTAGATTTCCTTTGCTCAATCGAAACATATGAGCAGGGTAGTGTAAAGACCATTGAGGGCGGTGTAGCAATGTGTTCTGTTACAGAGGTGGAACAATGGCTTAAGGCAGAAAGTGAGGGATAGCATGGAGAGATTAACATATGTGGCAGAGAATGGAGAAGTTTTATTTCATCCAGCAGATTTACCGGATGATGAGGGAATTACCATTACCCAGCTTGCGAAAGATGGAAGATACAAAGCCCTGGAAGAGATTGCGGAAAGACTTGCAAATAGAGAGCAAGCCGAAGAGCAGGGATTACTTCTGCGGTTGCCGTGCAAGGTTGGAGATACTTTGTATAGGGTAAATAAAGGAGCGAAAGAGCCAGTTATTATGATGCGCGTTATCCAGTTATATATCAAGCAGATTCATAAAGACAGAACTGTTATGAGAATTGATGCTATAAATGACACTGATATGGGTGAGAGTTGCTATTTACCGTGCGACATTGGCGAAAGGATATTCCTTACCAGAGAGGAAGCCGAAGCCAAGCTGAAAGAAATGGAGGGGGAAAGTGATGTACTGTGATGGAAGATGTCAGTATTTAAACGAACGTAAACATAAATGTGAGTTGACCGGAGAAAAATTGACTTACATGAAGCAGACCGGAAGTATTTCATTTTCCGTGCATGAACATAGAGGATTTTGCAAAGGAAAAAAGGTGGAACGTGATGGGAGACGTAGTTAAACATATACCGAAAGATGATCTGTGCCCGTTCTGTAAAAAAAAGGAATCAACTTTGCTGTGCGACATGCCTGTAAATACAGTTATTACACATGCACGGGGAAGCGGATTTAAAAGTTATACCATGACCTGTGATAAGAAAATCTGCACGGAATGCACCACAAGAGTGAACGGGTTTGATTTCTGCCCGGATTGTGTGAAGAGGATCAAGATAACACCGAAGGGAGTGAAAGAGTGATGGAGAATAGATTTTTATCCCGTGGAAAGCGGATTGATAATGGCGAATGGATACAAGGATATTTATATGGTATCTGGGAGAGAAGATATATCCTATGGGGAATGATCAATGATATCCCGAACATGGCCGAAGTAGACCCAGAAACCGTCTGCCAGTGCACCGCAATGCCTGATAAGAACGGTAAGCTGATTTTTGAGAATGATATTCTTTCAGGGCATATCGACGTTGAGTTTCCAGAAGATGAGACGAGAAAGCGTGTCGTGTGGCATGAAAACGGATGGTGTACGAATGAGCCGGGCTGTGATGACTACGAGGAACTGGATGATTTTGATTCAGAGAATTTTGAAGTGATCGGCAACATGATTGATAACCAGGAACTGTTGGAGGTGTAGGAATGACAGAGAATGAAGCAAGTGTAAGATTGGAAGTGATTAGAGCCGGATTACTTAGCGGCACTGATGCGAAAATTGTTTCAAGCGAAGAAAATATCAAGACTATAACTGTAATAATTAATGCGCTGGAAGAGATTCAGCAGCGCCGAGCAATCGGCACACTGAAAGAATGCCGGAAAGCGATGACTGTAAGAAGAGAGGTACAGGAGATTGTTGATCAACTGCTTATTGCTGGGGAAGACAGTTACGAAGAGATATATGCTTGCTTTCGGGAAATAGTAAAAGTAGTTCAGGCGAATTATTAGACAGGAGGGCGAACGATGAGACTGATTGATGCGGACGAATTGTATGAGGATTTAGCAAATAATTTAAGTTCCATCATGGGGGATGGATCAGACGGAGAAGCAATAGATACATACGTTACCATAGGTGATATCATACATGATACTTTTAATGCGCAGCCGACCGCCTACGACCCGGACAAGATTGTGGAGCAGTTGGAAAATGAGAGAAAGTTTTGGGAGAATGCATACAACAGGAATTTGGGAAAAGAGAAAGCAAGAAGTTATGAGCATGCAATCGAGATTGTGAAAGGTGGCGGTGTAGAGTGACAAGAGAAGATAAAGAAGCAATTTTAAATAGTTTTGACGAAACAATGATACAACCGGATGAAGCTATGAACCTCACAGAAATGAGAGCATATGTAAAAGGTTTTGAAGATGCTAGAAATGCAATGTTTGATGCGACTGACAAGTTTTATCGAAGTAATAAGACGGATTAGAAGAATACAATCCGAAACATGAAAAATCATGGAGACCGGATTGGTGTCCGCTCCGGGAGTTGCCGGAGAAGAAAGATACGATTATCTACGAAAACGATGACTGGGGAACAGTTAATCTGAAAACGAAAGATGAAGGCTGGAATGCCTGCTTAGATGAAATTTTGAAGTAAATCGAAAGGAGTAAGAGGTTTGCTGGCCAGCGTGAAAGAGCTCTTTACTCCGAGAAGAAAATGGAATCAGTAAAAGAACGTATGGAGCGAATCGGAGCATACGAAAAGATAGTATCTTTTATGCAGAAAGAAAAGCAGCCATATGAATATAAAAGAAAATATGCACAGATCAGAGCAGAAGAGTTCGCAAGTGAATGTGACGGAAGATTGCTCAATTACCATGTTTCGGTTGGTGGACTTGACAGTATAATCTTATACCTGTTTTTACATGAGGTATGCGGAATTGACGCACCAGGAGTCAGTGCATCTACACTGGAAGACAAGAGTATACAGAGAGTACATAAGGCTCTTGGAATAATAAATGTACCGCCGCTGAAAAGAGATGATGGCACATATTGGACAAAACCAAAGGTTATACAGGAATTTGGATTTCCGGTCATTTCAAAGGAAGTGGCTGCCAAGATAGAATTGTTACAAAATCCGTCAGAGAAAAATAAAACTGTCCGCCATGCGATTATTACTGGGGAGACTGGAGAATATGGCGGATGGCAGAAAAACTCTAAAATGCAGCTAAAACAGAGATGGTTAAAGCTGTTCGGTGGGTATGAAAATGAAACCGAAGGATGCGACTTTCAAAAGCCGGATTTTCTGGTATCTGCGAAATGCTGCTATTACCTCAAAGAAAAGAATTGTGAAGACTGGGGCAAGGAACATAACAGTGTCCCGTATTTGGGATTGATGGCATCCGAGGGCGGCAGACGTGCCAGGAGCCTGCGAATGAATGGATGCAATTACTTTGGGGCATCCACAATCAGATCAGCACCGTTTGCAATCTTCCACCGGCAGGACATTCTTACACTTGCCTTGGAGATGGATGATCTCTGGAAGAACGGATTAAAAGAGAAGTATCGTGATGCTGGAATCAAGGATGGGATAATAACAGAAGATTTCCAGATGCCGGAATCTTTGATACCAGAGATTTACGGAACGATCGAGAAAAAGTCAGACGGTACATTGTATACAACAAAAGCACAGCGTACCGGATGCAGTATGTGCGGTTTCGGAATCCACATGGAGAAACGGCCGCATCGGTTTGATCTATTGCATGAGAGCAACCCGAAAGAGTGGGATTATCTGATGTTCCACATGTGCAGGGATAAAGACGGGAAAGATTATGGATGGGCGAAAGTTTTAGACTACATTGGAGTTGGATGGGATCCGTCTACAATCGGTGGTAATTGTAAGGGGCAGATTTCGCTTCCATTAGATCGGATGGTGTAAATATATAAAAAGCACCTAATTGCTTAGGTGCGCTATGTTCAATAGTGGGATTCGAACCCACGACCATGCCTTTATAGGAGGCGCGCTCTATCCACTGAGCTATATTGCTAAATATTTTAGGATTATATATTAGCATAATTATTTGAAAATTACAAGAGACATTTAGAAAGGAGCCGAACCTCAGGCCTGGGTAACGATATATCGGGTTCCTTTTGAAGAAAATGATACATGGAGAATTGATAGTTGACAATTTTGCCGGTGGGGGCGGCGCTTCCACTGGTATAGAAATGGCAACCGGATACAGTGTTGATATAGCCATCAACCATGATCCAGAAGCTATCAAGATGCACAAGGCGAACCATCCGAATACGAAGCATTACTGTGAAAACGTGTGGGCGGTTGATCCTGTAAAAGCCTGTAAAGGACATCCAGTAGCACTTGCCTGGTTCTCTCCGGACTGCAAACATTTTAGCAAAGCAAAGGGTGGCAAGCCAAAAGATAAGAATATCCGTGGTCTTGCGTGGGTAGCCTGCCGATGGGCGGGACTTGTCCGACCGAGAGTCATCATGCTTGAAAATGTGGAAGAGTTCAAAACATGGGGACCACTTGGACGGCGACACCATCCGATTAAGGCAAAGCAGGGCGAAACATTTCAGAAATTCGTTCAGCAGCTCACGGATTTAGGATACGAAGTGCAATTCCGGGAGCTGATTGCCGCTGACTACGGAGCACCTACCATGCGAAAGAGATTTTTCATGATCGCCCGGTGTGACGGCAAGCCGATCGTCTGGCCAGAGCCGACACACGCACCGGCAGACAGTGAAGAGGTAAAGGCAGGATTGAAAAAACCTTATGTTGGAGCATATACACAGATTGATTTCAGCCGACCGTGTCCGAGCATCTTTGATACTTCGGAAGAAATCAAGGAGAAATACGGCATCCGGGCAGTAAGACCACTGGCACAAAAGACGATGGACAGGATAGCCAGAGGATTTATAAAATTCGTTTTGAATAATCCAAAGCCTTTTATCATTCAGTGTAATCATGGCGGTGAGCGTAGACCGAACGACATCCGAGAGCCGATGCCGACTATCACCGGAAAGCACGGATATGGGATTGTAGAGCCATATATGGTGCAGATCGGGCAGACTGGATTTACAAAAGACCGAAGCAAGGATGTTAGAGAGCCGCTTACAACGATTGTGAGCAAAAACGAGCATTGCCTTATCAGTCCTACATTGATTCAGTACCATTCTGAAACTTCAAAAGATGGAGTAAGAGGACAGACTATAGAAGATCCGATCATGACAGTTGACAGCTCAAATAGATATGGACTGGTCACATCATTCCTGCATAAGTACTATGACGGAGGATATAAGGGTGCTGGGGAAACAGTAGAAAATCCGCTTCCGACAGTGACCGCATGGGATCATAACAGCGTTGTTACTGCAAATCTGATTCAGATGAACAATCATTGTGACGGAAAAGATATCAGACAGCCATTACCAACGATCACGGCTGGTGACGGACACTTTGGAGAGGTCAGAGCGTTTCTGATTAAATACTATGGACAGGGAACAGGGCAGGATATAGAACAGCCGCTTGATACTGTGACAGCCAGGGATAGATTCGGATTGGTTACGATAGAGGGTGTCGATTATCAGATCGTGGATATCGGACTGCGGATGCTGGAGCCAAGGGAGTTATATGGATGTCAAGGATTCCCTGATGATTACATAATCGACCATGATTACACCGGAAAGATCTACCCACGGAGCGAACAGGTGCGCCGCTGCGGCAATGCTGTGTGTCCACCGATACCGGCAGCACTGGTCAGAGCAAATTTGCCAGAATTGTGTGTTGCAAAGCGGATGCCAAATATGCAGATAGAAGCAGAGCAGACCGGACAGCTCCGGTTTGCGTAAACCTTAAATTTTTCGGAGGTGTTGCCATGATACAGACAGCAGAAGATAAAGTGAAAGAGTACTGCCAGTGCATCCGCAGAGAAATAGAACACTGGAAAGTTATCAATCAGAACGGGTGTAATGATCCGTTCTGGTCCGATGGATGCAACATGAATCTGACACGGAATCATATCATTTATTATCAGTCAAAGATCCACGAGATCTGCACAGAAAATCAGTTGCCATTACCGGAGGAATGTTATTTTTCCATACCGCCGGAAGTGGATAATAATTATATGGCGAATCTTAAGCAGAAACCACGGGTGGAGAGATTGCGTCAGTTAGGGAGGATCATGACTGGACGCATTTACCAGTACGACGAGAACCAGATGAGTTTATTTTAGAACCAGATAACAAAACCAAGAAGAGAGGAATGGTCATCTCATGAAAAATATAATAATGGATTTCGGTCTCTATTATGAAATTGCCAAAAAGAAAATCAAATTAAAACTATGGTCAGCCGAGTACTCAAAAGGATATTTATATTTTTTCCTGAACAATGTCGCAGATGTGACGGAAGAACAGTATAACGAGTACTCAAAGATGATCGATGAACTTTGAGAAAGAGAGGAAAAACAATGAATGAAATGAAAATCAGAATATCATTATACTTTGAAATTAAGGATTCAGAAATGTTTGGCGGAGAGGGTTCCGTTGGATATACAGAGCAGAATATAGGTTTTACAGTCACAGAAGAAAAGCCAAGGATTTTTGAAGAAAGTGCATACGACTATGTGAAAAGAGCCATTGCAAACATGGCGAAAAGTTTAGGCGTGAGTGAGGAATGCATCAGGACCATCAGCAAAGAGGAATATGAGGAAAATACGGAGGACTAATGCAGTGCGAAAGAAACTTATAACAGCCATCATAACAGCAACACTTCTGATTGCCGGATGCAGTGATACAGCAAATGTCAGTGCGGGACAGGAAAACACAATGGTACTGGTGGGAAGTGGACAAGAATATCTTATTTATGCAGATAATGACACAGGAGTGATGTATTTATATATCACAATAAGTACGGGCGGCGGTCTTACCGTTATGCTCAATGCTGATGGTACACCGAAGATCTGGCAGGGAGAAGAATAGGAAAAGAAAGTTTTAGGGGGGGAATGTGCGTGGATGAAAAAGAAATATACGAGATCTGCATGAACGTGGACAGCATCATAGCTGATAAACTGACAGAATCAATCATTATTGGGACCAGTTACGACATGCTTGAAGCACACTACGGCATTCTCCCAATCAGCAGGAGGAGTTTTTACAGGAGAAAAGGCACAGCGCAGAGACTTATGCGGCAGAGGATGGCGCATCTGGTGGAAGAAAAGAACGGGCAGTATATGATCGTATGGGGAAGAGAGGAATAACAGCCTCTCTTTTATTATGCCCTAAAGTTGGCACAAATCCATGCTTGACCTGTCCTATAATTATGATATGAGGAAAGGACTATGCCATGTATAAAACACAGAGAAATTACGAAAATGCACAGAGGATATTATTTGACGGAGTCGGGCAGTATGACATACCGGAGTTAGAGCCTGTACAATTTGATAATGCAGAATTTATCGGATTCAATTATGCGAGGAACGCAAAAGAACCGGAGAATAAGGCAGTACATTTCTTCCTGGATGATTACCAGTTTACCAGAGTATGGACAGACCCGGATAAGTACACGGCAATGTTGCAACGGTTTAAGTATGTGCTGACACCGGATTTCAGTCTGTATACGGATTTTCCAAAGTCGTTACAGATCTATAACCATTACCGTAAGCACTGGCTCGGCGCGTACTGGCAGATGCATGGAATCAATGTTATTCCTACGATTTGCTGGAGCGATCGGAAGTCGTTTGAATGGTGCTTTGATGGAGAACCTACACATGGTGTTGTTGCAGTTTCTTCTGTAGGAACACAGAACAGTGAGGAAGGGAAACAGCGGTTTTTAGATGGTTATTTTGATATGGTGGAGAGATTGCAGCCGGCACAGATTATTTTTTGTGGCAAAGTCCCGGATGAGTGTAAGGGAAATATTGTACATATCAAGCAGTTTAGTGAGAAGTGGCATGAGGCGGAGGTGGCGCAGTGGTAGAGAATTTGCAGTTCTTTGGTGGCAGAGGAGCCAGTAGTGGATTAAGCGATAAAGGTAAGAAGTATGGCAGTGAATATAAAACACTATATCAGACTGGAAATATAAAATTTGTTAGTTATAATAATGGATCAGCTACAGCACCAATGGAAACCATGACAGATGGGCGAGTGTATGCAGTTGTAAATACCAAGAATGAAATAAAAAGTATCTCATATTACGATAAAAACAAGAAGCGGTATAAGCAAATTGATACAGGGCATTTACACAATGTGAACGGAAAAAAGATTGATCTGCATACACATAAGGGATATATACATGACGAAAAGGGAACGTATGAGGTAAGTCCAAAAGAAAGAAAAATGATTGAAAGAGTGCAGAGGGCATGGTATTATCATATTAACAGGTAGTAGTTTAGGAAGGAGAACACACAGCAATGTGAGGCTCCGGTGGTCAATCCGGGCACCTGTAAAAAGATACCATGTCCTTGATGGATGCGGTATCTTTTTTATTGCCATGAAAGGAGATGATCGGTTGGCAGCAAAGAAAAATCCATTAGCTGATAAAGCATATGAACTGTATAAGGACGGCATGAAGCTGGTGGACATTGCTGACCAGCTTGGGAAACCGGAAGGAACAATCCGCAGATGGAAAAATACATATGACTGGGATAACGAACGTTCGGATTGCAAAGCGAACGAAAGCGAACGTCCAAAACGAACGAAAGATAAGAAAAACGGGAAGAAGCTGACACCAAAGCAGGAAGCATTTGCTGCTGAATATATTAAGAACGGCGGAAATGCTACACAAGCAGCAAAGGATGCAGGATATGCAGAAGCACGAGCAGCTATCACAGGATGCGAGAATGTAAGGAAAAGTAATATTTCGGAAAGTATCGCCGAGCAGATGGAGCGTATCGAGAAAGAACAGCACCGTGACATTATGAGTCTTGCAGAAATACAGGAACGCAGAAGCATGATAGCAAAAGGTATGTTGAGGGATGGAGAGGGATATACACCGGAGTTCAAGGATCAACTTAAGGCAATGGATGGACTGGAAAAAGCACTGACAATAGCAGAAAAGCAGAGAATTGAACGGGAGGAGAAAGAAAAGCGGGAGAAAGCACCTCTGTGGACGATACCAATCACAGACATTACTTCCGATTTTGTGGAAATCTACCGAACAGTGCATGAAGCATTTGCCGGGGAGATAGATGTGCATGAGATTGTATCTAAGGGCGGTCGTGGTTCTATCAAGTCCAACTTCTGGGGAGACCTGGCATACGAGACCATCCGGCAAGATCCACAGGCACATATTGTATATACCAGACGATACAAGGTTGACTTGCGTGGATCTGTTTATAACCAGTTCATGAAGACTGTGATCCGGTACAATGATCTGGATAACTGGGATTTCAAACAGTCTCCTATGTGCGCGGTGTATAAGCCGACCGGACAGACGGTTATGTTCGTGGGAGCGGATAAGCCTATCAGTTTAAAATCGTTTAATGTTCCATTTGGATATGTAAAAATGCTGATCCATGAAGAATGTGACGAAATGGCAGGCGTGGAGCAGATGGATAATATCGAAGATACATTTCTCAGATCTGATACGCCAGCGTTGGATATCAAGATATTCAACCCACCGAAGAGTAAGAACAACTTCATGAACCAGTACGTGGAAGAGTGCCGGAATAAACCGCAGACCAGGATTTGCCACAGCTATTATTACAATGTGCCGGTGAAGTGGCTTGGTAAACGATTCTTTGAGCGTGCGGAGTGGTTCAAGGTACATAAGCCACTATATTACCGCAATAACTATATGGGCGAAGTAACCGGTACTGGTGGTGGCATCTTCGACAATGTAGAAGAGCGGACCATCACGGACGCAGAGATAGAGAATCTGCCATTTCTCTATTATGGCCTGGACTTTGGTTTTGAGCACCCGCAAACATTCGAGGTTGCCTACTATGACGAGGACACAGATACATTGTATTGCGTGTCGGAGGTATTTGCCAAGCGGTGCAAGAACAGCGCATTTGCCCGAAAGATTAAGGAATACATTACAGAAGAGATCATATGTGACTCGGCGCGCCCGGATGCCATTGCAGAGCTGCAGGATTGGGGATTTAATGCGATCGGTGCCAAAAAGCGTTGGGGTTCCGGCAAGGGAAGGGATTATTGCTGGGAATGGCTGCAGCAGACCACAAAGATTGTGGTTGATCCGGAACGATGTCCGCACCTTGCGCATGAGCTTACAACCTTGGAGCATGAGCAGTTGGCAGACGGTAGCTTTTCGGATGCTTATCCAAAACTGGACGAGGACTGCGTAATGGCTTTGATATATGGTCTGAACCGTGTGATTATGGAAAGCAGACGCAATAATGGACTGTATGATGACGAGATAGACGAAGATGAGGAGGAAGAGGACGATGGAGAATATGAAGATTAATGTTCTCGGAACAGAATACAAAATTGAGACACACAAAGTATCAGAGGATAAGTATCTGGAAGAAAATAGCTTAGCCGGTTATTGTGGCGAAGAGAGCAAATTGATTGTTGTTGCGGATATGTCAGAAGAAAAATACTTTGACCTGAGTGAAGAAGAACAGAAGTCATACAGGAAAAAGACGTTGCGCCATGAAATTGTGCATGCATTTTTGAACGAGAGTGGATTATCAGATTCTTCAAACCAGTATAATGGCGGTTGGGCAAAAAATGAGGAAATGGTTGATTGGCTTGCTATTCAGTGGCACAAGATAGATGAAGTATATAAACAGCTTGGCATTTAAGGCGGTGACATATGAACATATTCACACGAGTAAAGGAGTTTATCATGAATTTATTCAAAATAAGTGCAGAGAAAGAATTTAATGTTGATATTATTTCTTCTGATCTGATGGAGATGGCACAGATCGAGTGGCAGAACATCATTAAGGGCAGACCGTACTGGATGAGCAAGAACGTGCGCACAATCAATTTTGCAAAGTTCCTCTGCTATTACACCAGCAAAAAGACCTGTCTGGATCTCAATGTGACAATCAGCGGTAGTGACAGGGCGGATTATATCAATCAGTGCATTGGTGCAATGATCCAGAAGTCCATCCGGGATAAGGTAGAGGATGCCTGTGGCGCGGGCGGCATTATTTTTAAGCCGAGCGGTACATATAATCCGGCGGGAGCAATCGACTATGTAATGCCAGGCAGCTTTGCAGTGACAGAGAAGAACAGCAACGGGGATATCCTTGGGGTTATATTTATTGACCGGCAGATTAAGGGAGATGATTACTATACTAGATTGGAGTATCAGCACTTTACATCTTCGATCTCTGACGATGGAGAAGGAGTTGGAAGAACATACACCATTGAGAATAAGGCTTTCAGATCAAAGGGCAGCGACAGTCTGGGGCGCAGCATTGCACTGGCAGATGTACCGGAGTGGAAGAATATTCCGGAATCAGTCACAATCTCCAATGTGGAAAAGCCATTGTTTGGGTATTTCAAGATGCCGTATAACAACACCATTGACTATACATCACCGGAGGGTGTGGCAGTATTTGCGAATTGTATCGAGGAACTGCGCAATCTGGATGTAGCTTGGAGTAGAAAAGATGATGAAGTCGATGATTCGCAGCATATTACATTTATTGATGAAAGTGCATTGATGAAACGTGATAAGAATACTGGCGATAAAGAAAGACTTGAACTTCCAAGATTTGTAAAGGGATTGAGGATGGGGGTTGAAGCTTCTAATACGGTTAATGAACATGTACCAACACTGTTGACAGAACAGAGAGTTGCAGATATTAATTCCATTTTATCTATGATATCAACCAAGGCAGGATTCTCACAGGGGCAGTTTGTTCTTGATCGCAAGACAGGGATCACCACAGCAACGGAGATTGAAAGTGACGACAGCGAGACCGTGGAGACCATCACAGATATGAGGAATGCACTGAAATCTGCGATCAAGGATCTGGTATATGCACTGGACAAATACTGCGATGTATTTTTTAATATGCCGAGCGGGTACATCAACGCACTGGATGAAAGCGTAGCGGATGAAGATGTATTTTATTTTAAGGATCTGCTGGCATCGTTTGAACAGGATCGAACCAGAGCATATCAGCTTATGATGAACGGTGTATACAGTAAACGAAAATACCTCAAAGAGTATGAGGGATTTAATGATAAAGAGATTGATGAGATGTTTGCGGAGTGTGACGAAGAAAATGCAGGGGAGGACAAAGGCGGACTGTACGGGGAGGAATAAAGATGGTACTAAAAATAATCATGCTCTTATTTTGTGTTTCATTTATAGAAGAAATGGATAAGGCAAGGAAAAAGAAAAAAATATGTGACACAATTTACTGGGGATTTTTAATGGTAAGTGCGGCGATTGCAGTATGGGGGATGTAAATGAGGTACGACAGGACCGTTGGAAACGTAAATATAAGGCTTGATACAAGCAGAATTGACGGAAATCTTAGACGCGCACAGGATAAACTGGACATGCAGGTCTTGAATGACATGATTCCATATATGCCGTTTCAACAGGGATCTATGGTAGGAGCGACGAATATTGTTGAACCCGGATTGATTGAGACGAATGTGCCATATGCGCATTATCAGTATATGGGAGAATTGTATCTGACAGAGGATGGAAGATCATGGGCGCACAGCGGAGAAAAGAAATATCCAACTGGCAGGCCATTGCACTACGATGCGAACGGGCATCCGGAAGCTATGGCTCATTGGTTTGAGAGAGCGAAGGAAACGCATGGTCAGGAATGGGTCGATTTGGTTAAAAGAGAGGTAGGAAGAGGATAATGTTAACGCCGGATTATTTTTACGGAAAATCAGATAAACTGATAGAAATGTATCAGGAACTGGAAGATTGGATTATCAGTGATATAGCAATGCGTTTGATAAAATCCGGGGAAATGTCTGGCACTACTGATCGGGAACTTTGGAAACTCCAGCAGATGGGATTGCATCATACTGAAATTGTAAAAAGAATTTCAAAAATGACAGGAAAGAGCAGGGACGAAGTGCGGCGTTTATTGCGTGATAGTGTTATGACATCATTCTCTGATGATGCAGAGGTTTTAAAACGGCTTGGAGATATTCAAACGCCTTTACAAAATAATGCAGCTATCATGGCAATGAATGCCGAAATGATGAAAACATTCGGAGAATTGAATAATCTTACACGCACAACTATGTTGCAGACGCAGAGAGATTTACTCAATATGCTGAATGAGGTAGATTATCGTGTGGCATCTGGTATGCAGTCGTATAGCAGTGCAATATGTGAAGTGCTTGACAGATATGCACAGAGCGGCGTTGTGATTGATTATCCAACGGGTGCCAGGCGTTCTTTAGAAGCGGCAGTGCGTTGTTGTGTTGTTACTTCTATGAATCAGACGGCTGCTCAGGTAACTAATCAATACATAGCGCAAAAAGGAATAGAGTATGTTCTTGTATCGGCACATATGGGAGCACGGCATAGCAAAAAGTTCCCGGATGGAATACCATCACACGATCATTGGCAGGGAAAAGTATATAAAATCGTCGGGAGTGATAAAGACGCACCAAATCTGTTAGATGCAACCGGATACACCGTAGATCCAAAGACAGGACAGGGAAGAGTTGTAGATCCTCTTGGACTGCATGGATATAATTGCAGGCATTCCCATAAGCCGTGGGATAAGTCTCTGCGAAATCCTTATGTTGATGCAGATGGAAATCCTAAAATTAATGTGCACGAGAGCCAGGAATTGTATGAGAAACAACAGCAGCAGAGATCAATGGAGCGTGCTATTCGGCAGACCAAGCGCGAATTGCTGGCAAAACAGGCAGAGTTAAGCGGCATAGCAGAGACTGATGTAAAAGATATGTTGCAGCCACAATATGATAAACTTGCTTATAAACTGCGGATACAAAATCAAAAATATAAGCAATTCTGCGCGGATAATGGATTGCAGACACAGGCTGATAGAATCAAGGTTGCAGGATTCAAGAGGGCGCAGTCGGCAAAGGCGAACGGCAGGGCAATGGCTTATAGCAATTCTGTCAAAGTTCCGATGGAAAAAGCGAAGAATGTGGGTTATACTAAAAGAACAAAGAAAGAACTTGAGCAGACTGCACGACAGATAAAGGATGAGATAACGCAATACTCTGATAGACCGTCGAAATGGAGTGGGAATATTATTGTTGATAATTTAATGATGTCTGGTGGAACATTGGGGGCAAAAGAATGGTCCTGTGATATTTCTCTTATTGATACGGCTGACGATGGAACCATATGGCATGAAATGTTGCATTCGTGTTCTTGTAGTTATTATAGGCATGAGGTATATGATGCAAATGAATATATAGAAGAAACCAGTGTGGAATGGTTGAAACAGCAAATTTGTAAAGAAAAAAATATTGTAAATTCGTATGCTTATGAAGATAAAACAATTGTTCTGCAGTCATTAAATGATAGTTTTTTATTTGGTACAGATATGGAATTTGCAAAAGAATTATATAATGTACCGCTTCCAGAGCGCTATCAATGGTTAAAGAACAGGGTTGATGAATATTTGAAAAGAGCAGGTGCTTCAAATAAAGATTACGAGGATGTCATGAACTTTGTTGAAAGATTGAAAGGTGGCAGTAATGGCAGACATTAAAGGACTTTTAAAAACAATTCAAGAGTATAATAAAAAATATGTTATTACTGAAAATTCAAGTGAAGCAGATAAACTGATTGCAAAAATAAGAGAGAAAAAATATTCGAAAGAAGACTATTTTGAAACCGAAAAAGCGGTATCCGATTTTATGAAATCAGATGCATCCGAAGAAGATAAACAAAAAGTTCGTGGTTATACAGAGTCATTATATATGATGATATCTGCAATCAGAGATTATGGACTGGATATTTAGAGGTTATATATAACGGAATGAATAAAAGACAGGCACAGGCTGAGTATTTGAATTTATTAAATAAAAAACTTGATGAAGAAGAAAAAATTATAGAGGATGCAAAACGGAAAGGGATCTGGAAAGATGTTCTTGATTCAAACAGAGAACTTTTTAAAGAATTGGATACAGAATTTGCAAGAAAAATAGAGAAATTGAAAGCTAAAGGTCAAGGAGAGGGAGCATAGTGCTTCCTCTTTATTGCCTTCGTTGGTCATCAATATAGAGTATAGTAGTGCCATACGGTTCAATATATAATGTCTTGTCAATTCTGCGAACATAGTTTTCGTTGCCATCATTGCGGATTTGAATTTGATAGGATACTGTTGCGTTTTTACTGGTAAAAGATAAATCTCCTTTTTTAAAATCACCGTTTTGGTCAAAATATAATTTATAAAGATAAAAATCGCCATGATTACCATGAGAACTTAACCACAGATAAAATGGATATTTGCATTTCCGCATGGTCGAGGTATATGGGGTAAGTCTAAGATGGGAAACGGGAAGGTTACTCCCTATAGCAGGATTAGTGTCAATTTTATTTGGTAATAGGGTACCTTTAAAATATTTATAAAAAGGTTTGATAAGAGCATTAGCGTTATGAAGATATTCGTATGCTTTATCAAGATTATAGGTATCTAGGCAGATGCATGTGAAATGCTCATAAATGAATTGGTGTTTTAAATCGAAAGGTTTCATATCATAAATAGCCACGTCTTGATAGGTTATATTTAAGTTATTCTCTTTTTTGCGTGCTTCACGTTTATAATATTGCTCCATTTTAGGGTTTGGTGTATATGTGGATGTGGCAGCTATCTGAACAGATGCGACGGAATTTGTAGCGTCTGGAAGTTTGAATAAATCGAGTATTTTTTGCATTATTGACATTGGCGGATGCTCCTTTCTACTAAGAGATAAGAGTATTTTAGCATACTAAGAGCAGATGTGCATTATAAAGTCCCCCACTTACATAACGTAGGCGGGGATTTTTGTAAATAAGGTCTTGCTTAGTCAGAAGTGGTCTCTTTGCGTGTGGAAATGGTAATATCGTTTTTGGTTTTGGTAACAGTATTGTAAGTGGTAATTTCATCTTCCAGAACATGAGATAAAATATTATTAAATTGCTGTATGATGTATAATTTGTCTATTTCTTTAATTTGGTGCTGAGGGATAGGAGTTGCGTTATCTTTATTAAGAAAATTTTCCATATTACACCAATCGGCAGGGGTCCTTATTTTGTATAAAAGGATACTTTTTAATAGATGCTCAAATTCTGGTTGTATAATTATAAAATTCAAAATATCAGATAGGGAAATTCCATTGTATTTATCTATTATTAATGGAAGTTGCTTTAATTTTTGGATTGCTTCATCTGAAAGATTTAATTGGTCGCATATAGTTCTGTTTTCTGATGATTTAGAATTAGTAATTCCTATTAGGTAATCTGTTGTTACATTAAAATAATTTGCAATTCGTATTAGTGTTTCATAACTCGGTTGTTGATCGCCACGTTCGTATTTGCTTAGAGAGGAATAGGATATATTCAAGTCATTAGCAACATCACGTAATGATTTGTGCATTTCAGTGCGCAATTCTTTTATTCTAATCATATATGTGTACCTCCTAGAAACATAATAACATAAATTGGATAAATTGTAAAAATATATATTGACAAAGCATTGATTGGAAAATATAATAATGAATGTGTTCTGATAGTAAACACGAAAGGAGATGAGTAGAAGTGAAAAGAGTAATAATTGAACTCGATGAAGAGTTTCACAAGCAGTTAAAAATCTTTTGTTTCACGAATGGTATTACGCTGAAAGATTATATTACTGGTTGCGTAAAAAGGGATTTGGAAGCAAAAAAAGAGCAAACACGATAACTTTGGCGAGTGCGTGTTTGCTCGAATGGAACCTATTAACCATAGGAATTTCCTATTCGCATTATAGGGGATTCCGCCAGTTTTTGCAAGGAGGAATTGCAAAATGCAGAATGAAATAGTGGAAATTAACTCAAAAGAAGTTGTAGTTAAGGAATTTAGAGGTCAGCGTGTAATAACATTTAAAGATATTGACCGGGTGCATGAAAGACCAGATGGAACAGCAAGAAGAAACTTTAATATCAACAAAAATCATTTTATTTTAGGAGAAGATTACTTCGTACGAAATTCGTTCGAAGCAAAAGAAGAATTTGGTGTGACGGCTCCGAATGGTATGTATCTTATCACAGAACAGGGCTATCTTATGTTGGTAAAGTCCTTTACGGATGACTTGGCATGGACTGTTCAGAGACAGTTGGTAAATAATTATTTTAAACAGCAGACAGTACATTCCATTACATATCAGTACCCAGTATCCCCGGCGGCACTGGAAAGCGCAACAAATGCTGGTCGTTTATTTGAACGCATAATGAAATCAGAGGGTGCGTGTCCACATGAGATTGCTATGGTGGTTAAATCAATATTCAATCAGGCAGGAATTGAAGTCAGAGAGCAGTTTGTTAAAATTCCGGCATATGAGCAATTAGCACTGGATATTATCACACGGTAGGGGGGGTGCACTATGGCAAGAATAAAAGATACTATGAAAGTGATAAGCGATACAAGAGGTAAAATTGATAAAAATTATGATATGTTTGCGTCAAATATTATACATATCAGTAATGCGAGTGCAAATACATATGAAGCAATTAATAATGCTTTTTTCTTTGGATACGCACAGGGGCAAAAGGCAGCCAAAGCAAAAAGGCGAAATGTGTAAAGTATGGTGGTGCTTAGAGAACTTGGAAACAGACTCTTTTTCTTTGCTTAAAAATGGCACAAATCTATTCCACACTCATGATAAAATAATATTAACAAATAAATAAGCACCGGACGGAACGTAGGAAGCCGTCCGCTACCCTAGAAAAATTATAGGATGTTGTTAAGGCACGTCCTGTTTTTGGGCGTGCTTTTTTCTTTGTATTTTGCCAGCTATGGAGTAAATAGCAACTCATTCGCGCCGGACTGACCGGAGTAAAAACTTGGAAAGAAAGAGGTAAGGAACATGGTAAAAGTAATCAGCGAATTGGAGAAGATTGGTCTGTCACTGACAGATGAGCAGAAAGAATCCATCAAAAAGAGTATGGGCGAGGAATTATATTCTAAGCAGGAATTGGACAAGAAACTTTCCAAAACGCAGGAACTCGAAGAAAAAAATAAGGAACTTGTAGGAAAGCAGGAAACTCTTGAAAAGGAATTACAGACTATGAGAGATTCCGCACCGGATGCAGATGCACTGAATCAGAAGATTGCAGAACTGACGACCACACTGGAAACAGAACGTAAGGAGCGCGCAGAGAAAGACGAAAGGGCAAGACTCGACAGCCTTGTGACAGATTTCTTTGCAGACAAGCATTTTGTTAATGCTATCACAGCAGACGCGATCAAAGCGCAGCTGGTCGACAAACTTAACTCTGATGAAGCACGCGGAAAAAGTATTTCAGATCTGTTTGACGCCATTGTCAAGGATGATAAAGGCAATTATAAACCGGACATTCTCATTGATGATAAGACATTCCAGGCGCAGCAGAACCGCAGCCAGATTGTTGGAAATCCAATTAATCAGCCGGATGGGGCAAAACTTTCTATGGCTGAACTTATGAAACTCAAAAACAAAAACCCGGATATGGATATTACGCCATATCTGAACAGAAAGAAGGAGAAATAACACATGGCATTATTTGATTTGGTAAATTTCAATGGTGAAGTATTTGATGCGGCAGTGCGCGAGACTCCGAATATGCGTTTAAATGAACTGCTTCATTGCGGCGCGATCGTAGAGCGTGGCGAGTATGCACCTTTATTGCCGGACCAGAAGGGCGGTAACTTTATCACAACTCTGATTAAGGCGCGTTTATCTGGCAAGACCGTAAATTATGACGGCAAGACAGACATTACAGCAGAAGAGCGCGGCAATTACACTATGGGGCGCATCGTTGTCGGCAGGGCACAGGGATGGACAGAGAAAGATTTTGTATCTGACATTTCGGGGGATGATTATTCCGCAGCAGCCGGAGAGGTCGCAGAGTTCTGGGACGATGTAGATCAGGATACGCTTCTTAGCATCCTTAAAGGTGTGTTCTCTATGAGTACCGGAGAGGGTAAGAAGTTCGTAGATGCGCACACCTACGATATTACTGCAGAAACAGAAAATACTTTCGGACCTACAACCCTTAACAATGCAATGCAGAAAGCACTGGGAGATAAGAAAGCAAACTTCTCACTTGCAATCATGCATTCTGTGGTCGCTACAAATCTGGAGAATCTTAAGCTGCTGGATTACATGAAATATACAGATGCCGATGGTATCGAACGTGATCTGGGGCTTGCTACCTTAAACGGCAGGATCGTACTTATTGACGATACGATGCCGGCTGTGGAAGTTGCAGAATCTTCTAAGGGTGCGGGGGATGGATATACAAAATATACCACCTATGTTCTTGGCAACGGAGCAATCGAGTACACAAACTGTGGTGTAAAGGTTGCATCTGAAATGGATCGTAATCCGGCGAAGAACGGTGGAGAGACAACATTGTATACCAGACAGAGAAAAGTATTTGCTCCATACGGTATTTCGTGGAAGAACACAGGCGTGATCTCTCCGACCGGTGCACAGTTAGAGGCAGGAACAAACTGGGAAATTGCGCAGAACAACTCTTCTGATAAACCGGATTACTTCCCGGCAAGAGCGATCAACATTGCGCAGATCATTACCAGGGGGTAAGAGAGAGGGGGATTTCTGATGGGATACACCACATATGACTTCTACAAAGAAAAATATTATGGGGATTCTATCGAGGAATCCCTTTTCCCCAAGTGGGAAGATCGTGCATCCATGAAACTGGATCAACTGACCTATGGACACATCAATGATGATACCAGGGAAGAATTTGACGAGAAAATCCAGAAAGCCACCTGTGCATTGGCTGATCTGCTCTATCAGATAGATTTCAAGACCAGTCATGCCAGTGACGAAAAGGGCGGCAATGTGAAGTCAATGTCCTCTGGCGGTCGGTCGATCAGCTTCGGAAGTAATGAAACGCTTATTGATAAGGTGCTTGGGGATAAGGTAGCGCAGAACCGGTTGTGTTATGACACGGTATGCGAGTATCTGACCGGCACCGGCTTATTATATGCAGGATATTAGGAGAAAAATTCATGGAATTAAAAGATACAGTTGAAATGATGAACAGTTCTGATTATAAGGAACGTTTCAGGGCGGAATATCAGCAGGTGGTTATCCGCTACCAGAAGTTAAAAGCAATGCTTGAAAAATGGGATGCAGGAAAGCTCAATTTTGAGCCTACATGTCCTAGAAGCACTTACAATATGCAGATTCGTGCAATGACTGATTATATCGCAGTTCTTGAGGCTAGGGCAGTTATGGAAAATGTAAATTTACAGGTGATGTAATGGGATTCTTTGACAATAAGACAGTTACTCTTTTCAACCGCTCATTCAACGCGGAAACCGAGGAAGAAACATATTACCCGACACTGCTCGAGGGTGTCGATCTTGTGGAAACCAAGGGCGCAAATGTCTCCAAGAGCGGTATGGACAGCGCGGATGCAGTGAAACTTTATGTTGATTTCAATAATATTGCCAAACCGTACCTTCCACCGAAAGAGTGGGAAAATCTGCCAGACAAATGCAAGCAGTACTTTTTGACGTTCAATCCGGCGCAGGATTTCTTTATCAAGGGAGATCATACGGATACAATGTTGCCGGACAATGATGCCTATCAATGGCTGCTCGATCACTGTGACGATTGCTACAAGGTAACAACGATTGATAAATACGAGGATATTTTACCTCATTTTGAAGTAGGAGGCGTATAAATGGCAGAACCAGAAAAACTTACCATCCGGGATGCAGAGAACGCACAGAAAGGCATTCTTGCACTTGCTCTGGCATACCCGGACTATCCCAAGCTGTTTAAGGCTGACAATACGACGATAAGATGGAACTCCATCAAGGCGGATAGATCTATTGGATTATTCCCCATACAGGGGGCAGTATATCTGAAAAAGTATGTCAGTGGTAGCTATGTGGCGCAGATGCCTTTTCAGATACTTTATAAGTGTTCACCGACTACCAACAGGGCGAGCATTGAAGCACAGGAGATGTTGAATAACCTTGCGGCATGGATGGAAGAGAGCGGAATTGAGTTTAAAGATCCACATCTGACATTACAGTCAATTACGAGGACATCCCCGGTATATGGTGGCGAACAGGATGAAAAAACGGTTGTGTATGCCATTAATATACAACTGAAGTATTTTTACAAAAAATAACAGGAGGAAGATACATGAAAACGAACTTACAGTTTTTCGCCGAAGATCGTACCAACATGGTGTCATTACTTGATATTGGTACTCTCATCGGCAGTACAGCCAAGATCGTAGAGATGGGCGATGGCTACAAAGAGATCACAGAGGACTGGGGACCGAATACAGAGTCAACCCAGTACGTCAACATGAAAAACGCAAATAACACGGTAAAGGGATACGAGTTTTCGGCAACGCCGGAGCGTGATTACATGTCTGATGATATGCAGACTGCAATCGACACGATGTTCAAAATGTTCCCGACGGGAAAGCAGTGTGAGACATATTATTACAGATATTACAAAACAGACATCACAAAAAATACAGGCGATTGCATCCGCGTCCCGGTTACGGTGTGCCCGTCAAGCACAGGCGGCTCCGGCGGCGATACGCTGACATCTTCGATTCAGATCAACGGAAATGGTGCGGTAGAACTTGGAACGATCACGATCGCCGGTGATGGCACATTTACATGGGCGGCGAAAGCGTCCGGTACATCAGGAAAATAATAAACGGTGTTAATCAAAAATTAGCATAATCGGGTGGGTTCCTTTAAGTCCTGCCCGATTTCTGAAAGGATGGTAATTCCATGGAAGAATTAGTATTAGACAGTGGTGTCAGAAAAATCGCAATTAAAAATGAGGACGGGGATGTCATTACCGTGTTGAGTATCAATGTCGCAGATGCCGACACAGCCGAGCAATTCAGACAGGTCATCAACAAACTGGAAAGAATCTCCGAGAACTGTGAGAAAGAGGCGGCAGCATGGAAGAAAGAACATGCACAGGATGAGGTAGATTCTGACAACGTTGATGTTGAGTCGGTTTTACAGGCAAACAGAATCCGGGTGAAGTACCTGAAACAGATCGCAGCAGAGATCGACGGTCTGTTCGGGGAAGACACAGTAAAAAACGTGTATGGAGATTTCACGCCGGATGAGACAGCACTGGTGGAATTTGTCGAGAAGATCATCCCGGTCATGAATAAACTCTTCGGCAAGCGTTACGAGATGACCAGAAAACGCTATAACTCCGGCAGAAAAGGAGCGCGAGTATGATTAACGTCATGCTCGATCCGCTGCCTGAGGAATGGAACGGGTACAAGGTCAATACGTCATTTCGTATCGGCATACAGGTATTCCTTGTGCAGTATGACAAAGAACTGAATGAGTATGAGAAGAGTGATGCACTGATCTATCTGCTGTTCGACGAACGGGAGCACCCGGACGGGGATGATCTTCGCCAGTGTGTGGAGTGGTTTCTAAATGGCTGGTTCCATGACAAACCGGGATCGTCAAAAGATAACCGCAGGCTGGTAGATTACGACATTGACCAGTGGCGTATCTATGCAGACTTCCGGCAGATATATGGGATCGATCTCTCCTTGGATGAAATGCACTGGTGGATGTTCAATGGTCTGCTCTGGAATATGCCTTATAAACAGTCATCATTCCAACAGGTTATAGAGATCCGCAGGAAGAAAATCACATCCAAGATGGGAAAAGAAGAGAGACAGGCGATCAAGGAGGCACAGGAAATGTATGCCTTAGAACAGCCGGAAGAAAAGAAAGAGTATACCGAGGATGAAAAAGCAAAGATTGACGAATACGATCAGATGATGGCAGAAATCAGAGCAAAGAAGAAAGCAGAAAAGGAACTGGGATTAGTTTAGGGAGTGAGGATTGCATATGGCTGGTGGATATGATGGAGAAATCAGAATAAGGACATTAATTGAAAATGGAGATGCATCCAGCAGTCTGTTGCAGTTGGAGTCACGGTTTCAGAAACTGACGCGGGAATCACAGCGTCTTACCGATCAGATGCGGCAGATGGAACAGATGAGGATTCCGACAGAAGAGTATCAGCAAGTACAAGATCAGCTTAATAAAGACAATACAGCTTTAGATAAATTATTAGAGCGTATGGAACGTTTTAAAGCTGTTGGCGGTAAAACAGATAGTCGTACATTTAAAAATATGCAGTATGACGCAGAACAATTATCGGAATCGATACGGTATGCCAACGGAGAGTTGCAGGCAATGAGAAATACCGGTACTGCCTATGTTGATCCCAAAAGCACAACAGAATATCAGCAGAAAGCAGAGCGTTTACGAGAAGTAAATAGCCAGATGGAGATTTTGAACCAGCGGATGAATGAGGCGGCAGACAGAGAAGCCAGAACCGGAAATACGGGTGAGCAGAGTCTTAGCAAAACACAAAAAGCTGCTGAAAAGGCAAAGACAGCGATTGCCGGCATGATTCCGACGGTCGGAAAAGTAAAAAGTGCTTTATCTTCGGTTGGGAGTGCTGCAAAAAGAGTTTTCAATAGTATTTTTAATCATACCAAGAAATCAGGCGGAATGATTGAAAAATTTGGTAAACGAGTAAAGAAAATTGCTCTAACAATATTGGTGTTTCAGTGGGTTTCAAAAGCGTTCCGGGCAATGATTGATAGTATTAAGTCAGGAATCCAGAATTACGCAAAGTATTCCGGCGATTTCAATCAGAAAATGTCAGAACTTAAATCATCGGCAACGAATTTAAAAAATGCTATCGGCGCAGCAGCAGTCCCAATTGTCAGTGCACTGGCACCAGCTTTAACAACGCTTTGCAACTGGCTTGCCCAAGCAATCAATCTCTTTAATCAGTTGTTTTCTGCACTTTCCGGGAAAGGTACATGGAGCAAGGCGAAGAATCAGCAGGTAGACTATGCGAAATCCTTAAATGGTACTGCGAATGCTGCCAAGAAAGCAAAAGGTGCATTGCAGGGATTTGATGAGTTGAATGTAATCAGCTCGAATGATTCTGGCAGTGGCGGCGGTGGAAGCGGAACCACAGGAGTGTCATATGAAGAGATGCCGATATCAGACAGTATTAAAAAGATAAAGGATATATTGGCTGGTGAGGATTGGACAGAACTTGGAAAAATCATTGCGGATAAGCTCAACAGCGCAATGAAAAGTATTCCGTGGGATTCCATCCAGGCAGAAGCGGAAAAGACTGGAAAACGAATCGGAACGCTGATAAATGGATTTGTAAGTGATTTTGACTGGAACTTATTAGGATATACACTTGCACAAGGAATTAATACAGCACTTATATTTTTGAATACATTCTTAGAAACAGTTGACTGGACAAAACTGGGATCTGGACTGGCTACTGGAATAAATGGTTTGGTAGATAATTTGGATTGGAGTCTGCTGGGGACAACAATCAGTAATGGCTTGAATGCGGCTATTGATACAGCATATGGATTTGTTTCGACTCTTGATTGGGGAAAAATGGGACAAAGCGTAGGACAGGCATTGTCAAATGCAATTCAGAATATTAAGTGGACGGAGTTTGGAGAAACAATCGGAACTGCGGTCACAGGGTTGATTACATTTTTGGATGAAACAATAAAAAATACAGACTGGAAATCCCTGGGACAGGGCATTGTTGATGCCATTGGTGGATTTTTCGAAACGCTTGACTGGGGAGTTATTGGAGATACATTATCAAGCGCGCTGGCGGGATTATGTGATTTTCTTAGTGGCGTAATTGATGAGATCGATTGGAGTGGGATACCAACATACATAGCGCAAAGCATAGCGGATTTATTGAAAGGATTTGACTGGGCGAGTGCAATGGAGAGTGTTGCAGAACTTCTTTTCCAGGCATTAAAGGCCGCTATTGAGTTACAGGATAGTATTTGGGACTTGCTCGAAAGCGCTTGGGATAATGTAAAGGATTACTTCAATGACTACATTAAAGAGGCTGGCGGAAATGTAATCGAGGGACTCTATAACGGAATACTGGATGCATTGAAAAATGTTGGAACATGGATTGTAGAAAATATTTTTAACCCATTTATCGAAGGATTCAAGAATGCTTTTGGCATCCATTCCCCATCGACTGTAATGGCAGAAATGGGCGATTATATCATCGAGGGACTTAAAGTTGGATTGACAGGTATGTGGGAAAGAGTGAGTGATATCATTGAAAAATTCAAAGATAATACGAAAAAATCATTTACGGATGTAAAAGACAATGTCATTACCACACTTAATAATATGAAAGAAAAGGTGGAGAATATTTTTCAAAATATGTGGGGCGGAGTCAAAAATATTATCAATACAATGCTTGGCGGCGTAGAGAAAATGGCGAATGGAATGATAAACGGTTTAAACACGATGATAGGTGCTTTGAACGGACTGCAATGGGATATTCCTGATTGGGTACCAATCATAGGTGGAAATAAGTTCGGGTTAAGCATTCCGACAATCAGCAATGTTTCCATCCCACGTCTTGCCAATGGTGGTATCACAACCGGCAGCACTCTCGCAAACATCGGAGAAGCAGGACGCGAAGCAGTACTTCCGCTCGAAAATAACCTGTCTTACATGAAACCGCTTGCAGAAATGATTGCAAGTGAGATGAAAGGCGTGCAGACGGTGCGGATCGTAGCGGACGAAGGAAAAATTTTTAAAATTGTACGGGAAGAGGCAAACGACTATTACCGGAGAACCGGAAGTCCGGCATTTGACTTTTAGGAGAGGAGCGTATAAATGGCATACAGCGGATTTTTAATAAAAGTAGGCAATTACACAGTTCCTTTCCGGTACATAGAGGCAAAGAAGTATAAATGTGGGATCAAGGGGCAGGATCTTGATTCCTACCGGGATGCGAACGGGATACTGCACCGGGAGGCATTGAGTAACGTTTCCATAAAAATGGAATGGGAAACACCGGGAGATATAGACGAAGCTGCATTGCGTCCGCTGATGGACAGTATCAGATCCCAATATTCCCATGCAATCGAAAAGAAATCGCTTGTTACCGCATGGATGCCGGAAATCGGTAATTATGTAACGATGTACTGCTATATGCCTGACGTGGAGTATCAGATAGATTATGCAGATGAATGGACAGTCCAGTATGGATCATTCCGGCTGGCATTTATCGGATATGGAGGTGTAGTTGGATGATTGATTTTAAATATGCTGATTTATTTAAACAGAATAGCGTTGATGTCCAGCTTGAGATTATTTCCGATGATGAGAAAATCCATATCACAAATACGGAATTTCATGAGGAAGAGTTTGAATTAACAGAAAGCCTGTGTTCACAGTCTGAATTGACTTTTGGTGCTGTCGAAGCCGGATCTGTAAAATTTAAGGTATCAAATATTTTTCTTCCAATGAAAGGGAGATGGATGACCGTCAAGATGATAATTGGCGGGCACACAGATCAACCCTTTTTGATAGGAAGATTCAAAGGTTATTCCGATACACCGACTGCTGACAGAAAATACCGAGATGTAGTGGCATATGATGCCCTTTATGACATTTTAAATGCAGATGTGGCAGCATGGTATAACACTGTCTTTCCATCCCATAAAGAGCAGCAGAAAGATAAAGATGGAAAAACTACGACTGTTACAGTTTATGATCCAGTCACAATGAAACAGTTCCGGAACAGCTTTTTTAAGCACTTCGGGATCGAACAGGCGGACATTGCTCTCATTAATGACAATATGTCTATTGAGAAAACGGTAGCGGTCACGGCATCCAGTGAGACAAGCTCTGCTACAGAGGAATCAAGCACCATAGGCGAATCCATGAGCGGCAAAGAAGTGTTGTCCTGCATTTGTGAGATCAATGGCTGCATGGGGCACATGGGGCGTGACGGGAAGTTTCATTATATATATCTGGAGCAGAATATACAGGGACTTTATCCGAGAAACGATCTTTATCCGGCAGATGATTTGTTCCCAAGAGATCCGAAAAGCAACCGGATCGGGAAGGATTTATATATAACGGCTGAGTATGAAGATTCTCTTGTTAAAACAATCAATAAGTTACAGATCCGGGAGCAGAAGAATGATATCGGCGTGATCGTTGGTACTGGAGACAATGCTTATGTGATCGAGGATAATTTTCTTGTATATGGCAAAGGCACAAAAGAACTGAAAGGCATTGCAAAAAATATTCTTTCCAAGATCAGGGGTATTGTTTATCGCCCGTTTACGGCAGACTGCAAAGGAAATCCGTGTCTTGAGGTCGGGGATGCAGTGCGGCTGCCGACCAGATATGAACTGATTGAGTCCTATATTCTGAAAAGAACCCTGAAAGGTATACAGGCTTTGCGTGATGATTTGGAAGCGGATGGGGAAGAGTACCGGACAAACGGGGCGAACGGAATACAGAAAAGTATTTTAAAGCTCAAAGGCAAGAGCAATGTGTTGGAGCGAACCATTGAAAAGACACAGAGCACGATCGAGAATAAAGAAGAACAACTGATATCACGGATCACGCAGACAGCCGATACAATTCGGACCGAAGTGAAGAACACAAAAGAAGGTCTGGAATCGTCCATAAATCAGACGGCCAGCGAAATAAAGATGACGGTTGCCGGTTCGGAAGATGTGTGGGATACGACAGGGTATACGATAGCAATCACATCCTACGGTGCGCCGGATTCAATCCTGGATTCAAAAGGTAATAAAGTTTATCCGGCCGATAAGTATAAAAACAAATATTATTTGGATCAGAAAACAGGATATCTGTATTTATCAGGCGGGACCTCGTGGAAAAAGGTAGCTGAATTACAAAAAGTTTCAAAAAAATTGGAAGCATCCATCAAAGTGGAACGGGACAGAATCACAAGTCTTGTTAGTGAAACAACGGATGGTAGCAACCCTAATTCGCTTAAATCACAGATCACGCAGACGGCGAAAGAGATCCGTTCGGAAGTTACAGCTTCGCAAACAATTTGGGATACCAGCGGGGAAAAGGTTAGCTATCAGGGATATACAGATCCAGATGAAAAATATCCGGCAAGCGAAAAATATAATGGTAAGTATTATTTAAATCAGCAAAATGGATATCTGTATCAGTGTATTGAAGTAGTACTGACCGATCCTGATGGAAATCAAACAATAATAAAACATCAATGGAATGGACCAATAAAATGCAAAAAGCTATCAGTAAGTGCGTCCAGTGTTATTTCTCAGACAGCAAATGAAATTAGTTCCAAAGTGTCGAAAGATAGTGTTGTTTCAGAAATCAACCAGTCAGCCGAGGGCATCAAAATTAAAGCAAAACTGCTTGAATTAAAAGGTTCTATGGAAATGACCGGGGGATATATGCATATTCAAGCGGAAGAGTCTGTAGAAAACCTTATTGAATTTAAACGCAGTGGAACACTTGTACAGATGGGAACGGATGGATTTCGAACAGTGGAAGGAACGCTTGAAAGTCCAAACCATCAATGTGTCGTTCAATATAATCATATCTCACTAAATAAGGGCGGAACAGACACGGACCACTGCATGATTAATCTGGATGGGGATACCGGTGTTGCTGGATTTAGAGGGGGCGTGATTGACGGCTCAGATAAAAGAATGAAAAATACAATTTCAGACTTGGACAAAAAACGATCATCGGAGTTTATTTATTCTTTAAGTGCAAAATCGTATCGTTATAATTTCGAAAAAGATGGGTTCCATCATGGATTTATTGCACAGGATGTTTTGAAAAAAGCGGAAAAAGGGTGGAATATTTGTCCAAAAACGTTTTCAGACAGCAATGGGAAAAAGTATTACGGACTGAAATATACGGAACTGATTGCTGATCTGGTTGCAACAGTGCAATTACAGCATGAAGAAATAAAAGAATTGAAGGAAACGGTAGGTATTCTATGATAAATGCAAAAATTCGTGAATTTGAAAACGATATTATAAATTATGTAAATTTGTGCGGGGATGTTCCAATCGAAGCTAAGTACCTGGTGTTTAAGGATATTCTGAATCAGATCAAGGAAGAAGCAAACCGACAGGTTACAGTAGAGCGGGAACAGATGAAGCTTGATGTGGAAAAGGAGAGTGAGGATCATGAATAAAGCGCATAGCAATATTGATTGGGAAAACTACCCGAGTGATGAAACACCGCTTAATGAAAGAAACCTCAATAAAATGGATGGCTCGATTGATATCATTGATGATCGTGTAATCACTCTTGATACCACGAAAGCCACAAAAGCAGAGGTAGCAACTCTTGTTGCGGATGTGACCTTTAAGGAATCGACGGGAATTATCACAATCACGAAAAAGAACGGTTCCAAAGTTATGATCGATACGCAGATGGAGAAGATCGCGATCAACTTCGATTATAACCCGACTACACAGCAGATTATTTTGACTTTGATCGATGGCACGCAGCAGTATATAGATCTTTCTGCATTGATTACTCAGTATGAGTTTCTTGATTCTGATACGGTAGCTTTTTACATTGACAAAGACGGGAAAGTATCAGCTATCGTCAAAGAGGGCAGCATTGAGGAAAAGCATTTAGAGCCTAATTATCTGGCGAAGATCAAGGTGGAAGTTGCAAAGGCAGAGGCAAGCCAGCAGGCAGTGGCAAAGTCCGAAACCAACGCCAAAGCGAGTGAGGATGCTGCAAAAGCCAGTGAAACGGCGGCAAAAACGTCAGAAACCAATGCTAAGGCATCTGAAACAGCGGCAGCGAAGTCAGCTACGGCGGCAGCGACATCCGAGACTAACGCAAAAGCCAGTGAGACATCCGCCAGTCAGTCTGCAGCCA